TGACACCGCATCCAGTCATCATCGCTCCGACACTGGACGAGATTCGCATTCTGGTAGACAAGAACGGCCCAGAAATTGTCGCTGAACTTCTGCAACTTAGAGAAGATAAGATTATCGCTGAGAAGATGGACCCATATAGACATGGGTATGAACCTCAGCACTGGAAAGATGTGGACTCCATTCTTAAAACGAAGAACGAAGTTCTTGTGCTTGGTGGCAATCGAGCGGGTAAGACCGAGTGGGCCGCAAAGCGAGTAATCCAAACTCTCGTCAACAAGCCTGATGCCAGAGTCTGGTGTCTGCATACCACAAACTCTTCTTCCATCCAGATGCAACAAAATGTTCTCTGGAAGTACATGCCGCCCGAACTCAAGAATGCTAGGAAGACGAAAGTCACTAACATCTCGTACTCGCAGAAGAACGGCTTCTCTGACAACACTTTCATTCTTCCGAACCGCTCGCAGTGCTTCTTCATGAACTACGCTCAGGATAAGAAAGTCATCGAAGGTGGCGAAGTTGACCTTATCTGGTGCGATGAACTTGTTCCGCTCGACTGGATTGAAACACTCCGTTACCGAGCCATCACTAGGCGAGGTAAAATGATTACCACTTTCACACCAGTTCTGGGATACTCGCAGGTGGTCAAGGACTATGTCGCAGGTTGTCGCTTCAAGAAGACACTCCCCGCAGTCCTGCTCGACAAAGAGCGTATCCATGTCGGCGGTTGCCCGAAAGGGCATATGCCGTACATGGCAGACTCCATGAATTCCAACTGCGGTGTTGTATGGTTTCACTCGCAACTGAATCCATACAATCCTTTTGACCAACTTGCGGCTACGCTGGAGGGGAAAACAAGTAATGAAATCAAAATTCGAGCCTACGGCTGGGCTGAAAACACGGCTGGGTCGCAATTTCCTTCATTCACTGACCAAAATATCGTTTCTGACGACAAAATTCCCAAGGAAGGCACTAATTTCATGGTTGTTGACCCTGCTGGGGCTCGAAATTGGTTCATGTTGTGGCTGAGAGTGGGTAAAGATGGCAATTTTTACATTTATCGTGAATGGCCTGATGTTTCCAATGGTGAATGGGCTCTACCTAGTGAAAAACCTGATGGAAAGATGGGTTCTGGGCAGAAGAATGGTGCGGGAAGAGGTCTTGACGAGTACAAAGAATTAATTTTGGACCTTGAGGATGGGGAAGTGATAGCGGAGAGATACATTGACCCTAGGGCTGGTGCTACTCAGGCGGTTTCTGCCGAGGGAGGCACAAGTCTCATCGAACTTCTTGACGCTGGTGAGCGTCCTATGTATTTTGCTCCTGCGGCTGGCCTACACATCGAGCAGGGTGTTGCCATTATAAACGACTTGCTGTTTTATAACTCCAACGACCCCATTAGTCCTATCAACCAGCCAAAACTGTATGTATCCGAGGAATGCAGGAATCTCATATTTGCAATGCGTGAGTGGACTAACCAAGATGGCGAAAAGGGTGCTTGCAAAGACCCTGTTGACTGTCTTCGATACCTAGCAGTCATGGAACCCTCTTACGAGGGAGACAATGCGTTCAAGGCTAGAAACAAGTCGCATTCTTATTGACTTTCGTAATTTAAAAACTAATAACCGACCATGGATAAGCAATCTTACAACACAAAGCGTGATAAACTGGCAATGGCTAGTGATGCTCCCGATGTTCAGGAACTGATTAGCGAACTGAGACGCTCTTTGTACAATGGTGGCAACACTGTTGAGATGACTGACAATGATGACCTCCGCTACTGTAAGTGGGCGGGTCAGACGACTGACGGCAAGAAGCATTCTGAAAATAGAGCCCAGAATGACCCTGCTCTGCCTTTTGAGGGTGCTTCCGATGTTCGCATCAGGCTTATCGACAGAGTTATCAACGAAATGGTTGCCCTTTGGGTTAATACTTGGAAACTCTCGAAACTGCGTGTTTCTGGCCTTACTATTGATGATGGTGCTAACGCTGAGGCCATGACAACGCTACTTACTCACATTGTCTCTTGCAGACTCCGCATGGAGTCCAGAAGAGAGGGTGAACTGTGGGCTCAGTACGCCCAGCAGTATGGTTGGTCAACAATGCACATTACTTGGGAGCAAGAAATCGGTCTTCAGGCTCAGAAGATTAGTATTCAGGAAATAGACGATATGGCGATGGCTCTTGCTCAGGAAGAACCTGACAATCCTGCCACACGCATTCCTGAGGCGATTAGAAGTGGTGAAGATGACGGAATGGTCATTTCCATGTTCCAGTCGGTTATGCCGAATGTCCCTGAAGAGCAGGTTGCCAAGATGATTCAGGAACTTCGTGAAAAGGGCGAGGCTACCATCTTTGTCGAGTCTATTACCAAAAATCTTCCTCGCCTTACGGCTCTTAAGCCCTATGACGAGATTTGCTTCCCTCCTGAGACCATTGAACTCCAGAAGGCTAGAGCCATCTTCCGCAGAGTCTACATGACAGAAGTTGAACTCCGTTCCTTCGTCAAGTCTGACGGCTGGAGCATGGAGGCCGTTGACGAGGCCATTAACACCTCTGGCAACATCAGTTGGTACACTGACCCCAACATAGTGCCTGTAGCGACTCTGATGGGCAACCAGCAGTACAGAAACCGCAATCTGATTGAAGTCATCTACGCCTATGCCAGACAGATAGACGAATCTGGCAATCTGTGCATGTATTATACCATTTTCTGCCCTAACGCCAAGGGTAGTGCCTACTTTAAACACGACAAGTTGGCCTACGCCCACAATAAGTACCCCTTCGTTGAACTCAGAAGAGAGCATATTAGAAAGTCAATAATGGAATCTAGAGGCGTTCCTGAGATTCTGGTCACAGAACAGGCCGAACTTAAGGCCCAGCATGATGCCGTCCGTGATAGAACGGCTATTGAGACCATGCCTCCGATTCTTATCAAGAAGCGTATTCAGGGAATCAACAAGATTGGCCCTGCTCTGCAACTTCCTGTCACAAGTCCTGATGATTACAGATTCATGGACCCGCCCAGAGGCTCCCCGAACCTTGCTGAACTCATTATTGCTCAGGTTGAGAAGAATGTGGCTAGTTATTTCGGCCTTACGCATGAAGCGGTGGCCCCCCAGAAGACCCAGATGCTCCAGCAAATGTCTGTTGACGGATGGCTGAACAGTTGGGCTGAGGTTTACTCGCAACTGCTCCAACTTTCGCTTCAGTACATGCCGCCTGAAGAACTCCAGCGTATCACAGGTGTCAATGTAGCCCTTGGTGCTACAGATATTGCCAATCAGTTCGACTTTGAGGTCAAGTTTGATGTTAGAGACATGGACAACGAGTATGTTATGAAGAAGTTGCAGTCCATTAGTCAATTCGTCCTCCCGCTCGATGTTGGTGGTGTTGTTGACCGCAATAAGTTGGTCGCTAAGTTGGTTGAAGCCATCTCCCCTGATGTTGCCAAGGAAATCATCCTTGACCAGCAGAGTGCGTCCCAGAAGATGTACAACGATGTTCAGAATGACATTGTTAAGATGCTTATGGGCATCGAACCTCAGTATGTTGAGAATGACCCTTCGGCTGGCACTAAGATGCAGTATCTCCAGCAGACAGTCCAGAAGTCCCCCAAGGTCCAGCAGATGGCTCAGGGTGACCAGATGACTGCCGCCCTGATGCAAAACTACCAGAAGAACCTACAAATGTCAATTATGCAACAGCAGAATAAGGAAATCGGCAGAACTGGCGTTACGCCTGTGTCTGACCAGATGCAACAGGAGGCCCAACAGCCGCAGGAATAATGAGCGACTTCCAATATGACCAGAATGTGTTTGCCTTTGAGAAAAGCGAACTTTGGGACACCATAGTCTTCATTCTCAAGCAGAACATTGACACGGAGACTGCTGACGCTCTTAGCCCTAACACCTCTGGAGAGTCAAGAATCCACGCCTGTGGTAGAGCCAATGCTCTTGCCGATATCCTGTCAGTTCTTGAATCCGAAAGGAAAGAAGCACTGCATAATAAAAGAATAGATATTATCTAGTTGACTTTCTAACAGGAATCATTTTAGTCCCCTTAAGTTTCTGCAAACTCTAAATGCTGTAAAAAAACAAAGCCTTGCTCTTACTAGCATGAATACCCCCCAAAACGGAGATAACAACGCCTCCCAGCCTAACAGCGAAAGTGTTGTAGATAGAACTGAATCTAGTCAGTTTAATGAACAAGACCTTGCGAGTATCCTACGCAGGGATTTCGGAAATCTAGATGATTCCGATACAGCGGCTGAACCTGCTGACAATAATGGCTCAGAAGACCAGTTCAGAGATACGGATGTTAGTCAGGATTATTCGGACTCTCAGAATGAAGGCGAAGAAGTTCATTCACAGGAAGCAGAGGCTAATGATGGTGAAAATAGCGAGTTCCAGACAAAGGGAGTTCAAAAGCGAATCGACAAGTTGACCGCACTGCGTAAGCAAGCGGAAGAACAGGCCGATAAACTTAAGAAGGAGGTCGATGACCTCAAAACCCAAGTCGAGTCGTCTAAGTCCACAGAAGTTGTAGTCAAGTCGGATGATGCAGTTCCCTACGCAAATCTTAATTCGATAGCAGAAATCGAGCAAGAAATCGCTCAGGCTAGGTCGGTTAGAAGATGGTGTGAGGAAAACTCAAACGGCATTGTTATACAGAACGCTGATGGTTCGGAGACGGAATACACTTACGATGATGTAAAGCGTATTAAACTTAATGCTATGGACGCTATGGAGGAACACCTACCCAAACGCCTGAATTATATTCAGACTAAGAGTAAGGTCGATGCCATTGCATACAAGGAATATCCGTGGTTGAAGGATAAGTCTAGTAAGGAACGACAAATTGCAGAATCGTTCATTAAGGCTTTTCCCCAGATTACAAGATTCCCCGATTACAATGTTGTAGTTGGTGACTATATTCGTGGTATGCAAGCAAGAGAGAACGCAAGCAAGGGCAGAAATGTCCAGCGAGCCCCTCACCAGCCCACATCTAATTACGCATCGCCCAGCCGTTACAAGGACAGTAGCGACCCCGATGCGACAAAGCGATATGTTAAATCTAATTCCCAGAACGACCTTGCGGCAATCATAGCGTCCAAGTTCATCTAAACTAACCCTACAAACACTATATACACATATGGCTAAACTCACAGAACCCTCCTTCTCGTCTGGTAAGAGAGAAGACCTCGCTGACCTTATCGCACTCGTTGATGCTAAGGATACGCCCTTCACCTCCATGGCCCCCAAGGGCTCCAAACCCGGAAATACTAAGTTCCGCTGGCAGGTTGACTCCCTCCCGAATGCCGTTGCCTCTCAGGCTGGCGTTGTCGATGGTACGGATGTTGACCCGAATGGTGGCACTATCCAGAACTTCGTTAAGGATGGCGAAAACCAGTACCGCTACGAACTGGAAAATCACATTCAGGAATTCCGCAAGGCTGTTCGTGTCTCCCCGCTGACGCTTGATATCGCTGTCATCGCTGGCGTGAAGGACGAACTCGCTAACAATGTCGCTAAGGGCATCACCATGCTCAAGCGTGACATGGAAAAGACCTTCTGCTCCAATAACCTTCCTAAGTCCGACAACGGCACGAATCAGGGTTATGCTTCCAGAGGTCTCGATTCTTGGATTCGCCCTGTCAAGACGACTGGTGGCGATTTCGCTAACGACAACTACCTCGAAATCCCGACTGCCTTCCGCACTCCTGCCACCTCGGTTGCTGGTAATGCTGACGCTGACTCGGAATCGACAGCCACTGTCTCGTCCCTCACTGAAATTGTCGTTCAGGATATCCTGACCTCGATTTACAGCCAGACTGGTCAGTTCCGCTCGTATGACGCTCTTGTCGGCCCGAACCTCAAGAGAGCCTTCACGAACCTCGTCTACACGGAGCGTAACTCCACTGCCGCCTCGCAGACCACGATTCGCACCTTCAACCGCAATGCGGCTGAATCTTCTTACATCTCCTCGATTGATGTGTTTGAAGGCGACTTCGGTCAGATTCGCCTCCACCCCTCGCTCTTCCTGAAGAACAACTTCTGCGGTTACATCCTCCCGATGGAACATGTTGAAGTTCGCTACGGCGGCTCTGTCGCTGGCGTGAAGGAACTGACGGACAATGGTGGTGGCCCTGCTCGCATGATTAACGCTATTGCGTCCGTCTGCGTGAAGAACCCGCTGGCGTTCGGTAAGTTCGACTATGTTGCCTAAGAGCAATGTCTGACCCCCTCATAGAGTCACTCCATGAAGTTATTCCTGACCACCTCTTAAACGAGGTGAAGAAGGAGTTTCTTCGTGGGTGGGCTATGAATCAGGTGAAGGCAAAGACTGAAGCAACAAAGATTGCCTCCTTTGGACATTCCAACGAGGCTAAGGACATTGACGGAGTTGGGAGGCTGGTTGCGAAAATCCCTCCCGACTCTTTTTATTATTGGTCGCATATCCTCGGCCCTGAGTGCTGGGAAGATAAGCAGTTCTTGCGAGAATTCATGAGAGACAATCCTGAAGTCGCAGTTAGGAACTATACCAAGAAGACCATTGTTAATGGTACAATTTTTGACTCTAGCGGGTATAAAGCATAATGAAAACAATAGATTTCAGCAGAATCCTGATAGATGCCATCCAACTGTGTGGCCTTGATAGAACAGATATCACTGTTGACACATTTACCCAGATTCGTGACCTTGCTCATGCAAGAACAAGAATGGCTTGGGAGCATGACAAGTGGCCTGACCTTATTAGGCTACAGGCCGTAACCCCTCAGATTGACGGCGATGTTAAGTATGTGGTCAAGCCTAGCGGAGCGGGTGAAGTGTTTGCCCTTTGGTTTAAAGACCCGAACTCTACGACTAGGGCTACGAACATCGACTTCTCATTGGTCAATACCCAGACGGAAGAGAGACTCGTAATTAGGGGTACATTCACAGAAGACCTCTATATTGAGTATAGGCTTGAGCCTATATCGCTAGAGGGTAACCCTTGGAACTCTAGCACAGAATACTACCCCACAGTTCAGGTATTCTTTGACAGCGGTTCTGGTACAGGCGGTCTTACCCAAGAAGATGGTAAGCCGTTTAACGGAAACTTTTACAGGTGCATAGTCCAGAATAAGAACACAAACCCTGCCACTAATAATGTCAATTGGATTAAGGTTGAAATCCCTTACATCTTTGGACAATACATTGCTAGAGGTTGTCTTGCCGACTATCTTAGGTCTGAAGGTCAGTTTGATTCTGCCAGAGTCGCTGAAGCCGAAGCCAACTATTTCCTTGAGGTTGAGATTGATAAAATCGTCAGACAGCAGGGTCAAATCCAAAAAATTAACTTCATTAAAACATACTAACAATGTCTGCCATATCCATCTCTTCTCCGTTTCTCACATCGCTTACGCATGCTGACTTTGCTGTTGGCACTGCTAGTTCTGTCCTTCTTGCCCCCGCTTCTGCTGGTCAGCGTAGAGTGCTTACTGTAATCCAGAATAAGCATGGCACAGCACAGGTTCAGGTCATCCTGAATGCCACTGGCGATGTTGGTATCCTTGTTCCCGCAAACAGTAACCTTTCTCTTGATAATTACAATGGCCCTGTCCGTTGTATTAGTAACACTGTTGCCACCCCTGTTCATGTTGCCTTTGCCATTGTCTAATGAGCATCAATGTAAATGTTGGGAATTTTATTCCCACCAGCGTCCTTGAGGTTGGCAATGAGATAAGTGTTGACCAGTTAGCGGCTATTACGGCGGCAAATTCGCCTTCCGCTGTAAATCCGTTTAGCACAGTCAATCACATCCATGTAATTGGTAACATTACTGGACTTCAGACTGCTCTTGATACTAAGGCTCTCCTTGCCCATACTCATATCGTTGGCGATATTACTGGACTTCAAAACGCTATTGATTCTAAGTCAAGCGTTGGTCATGTTCATGGCATTGGAGAAGTAACTGACCTTCCTGCTCAACTTGACGGCAAGGTTCCAGAAGCACCTCTTAATACAAATCAGTACGCTCGTCAAAACGGAGCATGGACAGTAGTAACTGGTGGTGTAGATTTAAGCGGATACGCACCACTAGAAAGCCCGACATTTACTACCCGCATCTATACCCCAGCGGTTCGTAATATACTTAACGCAGACTTGGTTGTTGATTCTTATAACGACACAGGTACTGGAACTCATTATCTCCATAAGTTTAATCCGTTTGACGGCAGATTCTATCTTGCTCCTAATGGTGGAGGTCTAGTGTTTCCAGACGCTACAATTCAGTCTACTGCGTCTTATTCAAAGGCTCAGTCTGACGCTAATCTTACTACAGTTGCTGGATGGGTTGATGCTAAGGCTAGTAAAAGCGGGGACACATTTACTGGAAAGGTTAGTTTTACTGCTTCTGCTGGTGGAGTTGCTGGTATTAATATTGGTATTGGTGGAACACCCACCGCCTCAACTGAAAATGGCGACATTTGGATTCCTACACTTGGCACGAATCTCAACTTTAGGGACGGCAACGGCATCGCTAGGGTGTGTGCTTCTACAACTTCGGGCAATACCTTCAACCAGCCCCAGTCCGTCGATACTAGCAATACACTCCCAGCCTTCCGAGTTACACAAAGAGGAACAGGCCAAGCCATTCTTATTGAAGATTCAACAACCCCAGATATCACATCATTTGTTGTTTCAAATAATGGATGTGTTGGAATTGGTGTTGACAATACATTTGTTGGAAATGTATCATTGAATGTTTATCAAGGTTCAAATCAATATGCTGGATGGTTTAGAAGGCTTGGTGCTGATAATGGTCATCCAACTGTAATTATAGATGGATTTACTTCTTCATCTACTGCATTAAAGGTTTCAAATGGACTCTTGATGTGTGAAGATAGTGGAATAAAGATTGGTCCTTTTGGTAACACAACTAGGGCTACTATCACAAACATTCAGCAAACTGTTACGGCAACAGGAACTTATGATAAAGAAATTCCAATTACAATAGATGGTATTAGTTATCGCATTCCCTGCCGACAGGTCTAATTATGCCTAACGCTAATCGTGGATTGGATGGAGACAATGGTTTCTACGGAGTAGATACTAGGTCCAATCCTGCCACGCTTAAGACAGGCATTCTTCAGGACGCTAGAAATGTCAGAATGGACTTGCAGACATTGCAGGTTCGTAAGGGCATTAAGAGGCTTCTTGAAAGTGGAACCATTTCCACGATAGGAAAGATTTATGGAAGTGGCGTTTATGTCACTAGGGCTGGCACTGAGAAGGTAGTACTGCTTTGTCAGAATGGTTTATACCTTTACGACATAAATAGCGAAAGCGTGTCCTCTAGATATGACTATCCTCATAGCCATATTAACGGAACTACATACTTTCGTTCTGTAACAGAAGAACAGACTCAGGTAATTCAGGCCGCAGACAAACTGTACATTCTTCGTGGAGAAGCATCCCATTACATAGATGGCAATGGAACACTGGGACAGCGTTTGACGGCTACAAACGGCTCTGATGTTGTCACAGTAACGACTAATCTTCCGCATGGGTTTGTTGTCGGAAGCGAGTTTATCATAGAGACTGTTGATGTTGCCTTTAGAGGTCCGTCTGACAGCAAAAACTTTGTTGTTGATACTGTAACTGGTACTAGTTCTTTTACTTATAGACTCCCACTTCCCCATAACCAGAACAGTCATGGTGCATACTTAATACAGGTGGCAAAACCTGTCTTAGAGTTTAACGGAACCATTGTTTCGGTAGTAACTCAGGGCATTATAGACGGCACTCTTGCTGGAGGAGTTACCCCTACCGCTTGCGACTTCCCGCCTACAGGAAGGGCTGTCTATCATAAGAACAGAATTTACTGCAAGTACAGCAAGGACGAGATTGCCGTGTCGGACTACCTTGCTGACATTAATGGAGACTGGAAGTTCGACCTTACGATTCAGGCACTGACAATCAATCAAGGGGACGAACAAGACATTGTAGGGTTCTATCCTTGGACGAGAGACGAGATTCTTGTCTTCAAAACTAATAGCATTTATGCCGCAAAGTTTGCAGATAATACATCAAGCCCAGATGTAATCCTTGCTGAATCCTATGTCCGAAGTCTTACTTTTGACATGGGTTGCGTGGCTGGAAGAAGCGTGGCAAATGTCGGAGGCGTTGTATTCTTCCTGTCTTCTAAGGGCATATACGCACTTGAGCCGCAACTTGACACCAACTTGCTGTCCAATACCCAGCCCCTGTCTATTGGAATCCAGAAGTACATAGACAGAATTAACCAAAAATTTGTTCATAAGTCCGTTGGCATTGTTTATGGAGGCAGATACTACCTTGGTGTTCCTATTGACGATAGTTCGGAGATTAATCATGTCCTTGTTTACAACATTAACAACAAGATGTGGGAGTCTATTGACACCTACCCAGCAGATGTAGCCTCTTTTACTAACTCTGACTTCAATTCTCCGTATCTTATCTATCAGGACGATACCAGCAGAACATCCCTATTCATAACATACGACTGGGATGCTAATGATTCTGGAAGAACCCCTAATTCTGGCCTTCTTACTATTGGAGGAAGCATCAGACTTGGCTATATTGACGCTGGCTACTTCCCTTACAGGACAGGATTGAGGCAGAGTGACGGCCTTAACCTAGGAAGAACCTCTGAACCTTGGAATGCCGTAGACTTCCCCCTTACTCCAGAGTCTGGAGTGTTTAGTATTGTTGACATAATTCAAAATGGCGATAATGTACCAAATTCAGAGGTTATAATTCAAGGAAGAGTCAGAGAAGAACTCAGTGAACAGCCCACAAGCGACTTGGGTTTCGTGGGAATAGGCAGTTTGAAGTGGTCAATCATTCAGTCTCTCAACTTCCAGACAATATTTACTGCCACCAAGGGCAACGAAAGGAAACTATTTACGCTTGACGGCACAAATGGATTGTTTCTAATGGAGCAGTTGGACTTTGACGAGTTCGGGGAGCCTATCGGCAGTCTTTCGTTTGCAAACTACGGAGCAACTGGTATTCCTTTCGCATTCAAGTTCAAACAAGCCGACTACGAATCTCAACAAATCCAAGGATATGCAAAAACAAGAAGATACGAATTCAATTCTCTACAAGACAAAAGGTTTTCTACAATCGCTGTTGACATGGACTTTGAGCAAACTGGCTCTGTTGAAACATCTGTTTACACGCACAATCCAGACTCTTACAAGGTTCTTGACACAACTTCCTCTTACAATTCAGAAGATAAAACAAGCACTTTCCCAGTTAGGAAAGTAGCAATTGGCATTGATGTAGAGTTCAAGTCTCTAAGTGGCAGACCTATAATCAAGTCTGTTGCAGTCGAGGCCAGTAGAGTCGGAAGAAATGTTAAAAATAACGAATAACTATGGCACAACTATCTAAAGGTACAAATTACACGGCAACAGGCGACCAGTCGTTTGTTACCCACACTAACCTCAACGCTCATGTTGAGAACGCAAAACTCGTAGGTGGTGCTATTGGTGAGCAAATCTCTAATGCAGTTACGACAAACGGAGATGAACTTCTTGTCAAAAAGGGAGACAACCTTTTTAGGCAAACAAAGGCTCAGTTTACTAGCGTCATTGACTCTAATACTATCAATGTAGGAACCATTACGGCTACAACTGTTATCAGCAACTCTGTTGTGCCAGTTGGTTCTATTATAATGTGGGCTGGAAGCCCTACTGAATTCCTCCTCCTTCCTCCTAATTGGAAGTTGTGTGATGGTAGCAATGGCACTCCAGACCTTAGAAATAGGTTTATAGTTGCCGCTGGCGGGGAACACGCAATTGGAGATACTGGCGGAGATGACGGCGTTGCACTGACAGCCGCCAACATGCCTGAGCATGACCACCAGATTAGAATAAGACAGCAAGAACAAATCGAAATATGGGGTTCTTCTGTTATTACTATATGGGACTTGGCTCCTAATGCTGGAGATACTGGTTATACTCAAACTAGAACTACTCTTAAGTCTGGCTCAACAACCCCTGAACCCTTTGTCACAATTCCTCCGTTTTATGCCTTGGCATATATAATGAGAATTTCCTAATTTTATGTCTGACTATGATTCTGTAGGTGGAGGTGCTTCTGGAGCCGCATCTGGAGCCCTTTCTGGGGCTCAGGCTGGGGCCGCTTTTGGTCCCATAGGCATGGGCATCGGTGCTGTTATTGGAGGCTTGTTTGGTTCTAAGAAGACCAAGGTTCCCAAGCCTCCGACCTACAGTCAGTTGATGAACAACAACCTTGACGCTCAGGCTGGCATTCAGGATAAACTTCTTGGTCTTGAACAGAAGTGGAGACCTAAGTATCAGGGTCTTCAGGAACTGACTCTCAACAATCAACTTTACGGCGGAGAAGGTAACGAAGGTTACATAGGAATGCTTAACAAGGCTAATACTGCTCTTCAGGGTGTTCAGGGTCAGGCTGGTGCTGGCTACATGAACACACTTGGAGGTCTTACAGGTCAGGCCAGAGGTCTCTTGCAGTCTCAGGGTCAGGCCCAGATGCACAACACTCTAATGGCAGAAGCCCAGAGTGACCTTGGTCTTGGTACAAGCCTTAACGCTCAAGACCAGAGACAGGCATTCCAGACAGCCAATCAGGCTATGGCTATGCGTGGCATGAGCGGAAGACAGGGAGTTGCCGCTGGTGTTCTTTCTAACTATGGTATGGGTCTCAACAGACAGGCCCAGCGAAGACAATTTGCTAGTTCGATGATGAGTCAGGACTCTGCCCTACAGTCTGCCGCCCTACAGATGGCTGGAGGTGCTATGGGTCAGTATGGTGCTGGCGGTCAGTTCATGGGTCAGGCTAACACGATGCTTGGTCAGTACCAGCCTCAGATATTCCAGCCTGAATCCCAGATGGGTACACAGGCTCAGGGCATGCAGTATCAGCATGGAATGGGTATCGCCAAGGCTGGCATGCAACAGCAACAGCAGTTGCTTAGTTCTCTTGGGTCGTTTGGTTCCTTTGCCGCACAGAATCCTGACATGTTCAAATTCGGAGGAACGCCTCCGATTGTTGCTAATCCTAACCAGTACTCTCAGCCTATTGGTCCAAGCATGCCATCCAATCCTTATTCTTTTAATAACGGGTCGTTTAGCATGATTGACAACGGATACAGAAGATAATTTTATGGCTATATTTGGACAATATCAAGGTGGAATGGGCGGCGACTTTAATGTCGGTGCTAACATGAAAGATGTTCTGAACGAACAGAACAAAACCCACCAGTCGATGCTTGATGCCGTTGCTAAGTACAATGGTGCTAAGGAAGAGATGACCACGCTTCAGGGCCAAGTCGGCTCTGTCCTTGCTAACTATAAAGTTGACGAGAATGGTAAGCCTGATGCCTCTGCCCCTAAGTATGTCCATGACTTGTTTAGTGCTGTGAACAAGGAAGGTGGCGTTGCCAACCTTTCCAGAACACAGATGGCGGCTGGCCTTAAGGCTTACGAAACTGGCTTTGGGGTTGATGCCCAGAAGCAGAAGTTGCGTACCAGTCAACTTGCTAATGACATTACCGAACTGCAACTTCAGACAGCCCTCAGGGCTCAGAAGGATGCAGAAAGAATTCGTGAAGCCCAGAACAATCCTGAACTTAAGGCTAAGATTGCTGAGATTAAGACACAAGGAGAAAGGGAAGTTAAGAAGACTGTTAAGCAAATTAAGATTAAAGGCGAGACTGTTAACTACACGGCAGAAGAAATGACTCCTCTTCTTGAGGCTCTTAAGGAGGCTCAGTCTGACGGAGACAAGACAAAGATTGCAGATGCTGAAGATAACATCGGAAGACTTCTTCACTCTAAGACAAGCGTTGGGCAGGAGGAAGTTGACGATGAATTTATTGAAGAAGGTGGCGGCACTTGGACTAAAAAGAAGAACGAAAAGTTCAAGCCTTACATGTCTGCTAGACAGGCGGCTGGCGTTACTGAACTTAAGGCAGGAGAAGCACCTCCTTCTCCTACGCTTCCCACTGAACTTCTCAAGTCTTTCACGGCAGAAGAACTTAAAAAGTATACTCTTGCAAAAGAAGGAACAGCGGCAAACGAACTTGCCAAACTAAAGATAGACGAGTTGTTGCTTCAGCCAAGAGGAATGACAACAAGAAAGGCAAATCCAATGGTTATTGGAGATGACAGAACTGTTGATGTTTACAACAACCCAGCGGCTGAGGCCGTAAACCAGCAAGTTCAAGGTATTGATGGTGAAATTGCTAAACTTAAAATTCAAAATAGAGTTGGTCTTCCTGCTCCAAGTGGCGGTTATGGAACCCCATTGCCTCCTATTAAACTTAGCCAAGCAGAGAAGAATAAAAACGAAATCAAGATAAGACAACTTGAAGCACAAAAGAAACCTCTACTTAACGAAATTGATAGAATAGAAAACGCCCCACTTAACACCGCCGCCGCCGCTAGGAAGCAAGTTGCTCCTTATTCTGGCGGTTCTATTGAAGCATCAAAGGCTACATGGCAGGATGTTGAAGGCGTTGTTCAGGAGAAGTACCAGCGTACCCTTGACGAGCAGACCAACGATGAGTTTGCCATCATGACCAATTATTTTCAGGCTACTGGTGGCGTTCCTGCTACATTTACTAAGGAGGCTTTCTATGCCTCTAAGGGTATCCAGCGTCCTATGGTTGTTCCTGCTGGCTTTGGCTATGTAGCGGCTACTGGCCCTGACGGCAAGACTCACTTCCTCGCAGACAAGTCCATGGAATCTTCCCAGTTGAGCGTTACGGACAGCGAAAAGATGTGGAAGGCTGGAGAGTTCTCTAAGGCTAGAAACCTTAATGGCCTTACAGTTAACGGATACACCTTCAATGGTGAGGTTCGTGTCGGTGACATTGACCAAGCCAATAAGGTTAAGGATGGCGTGTTCAAGACTACTAGAGCCCTGTCTGCCCTAGACTCCCTAATTGACATTGCCGAGAACAAGTCAATGTTCAGTAAGTTGCTCCCGACTGAGGTCTCTGGTATTGCACAGGCACTTAACAACACTGTTCAGGCCGCTAACAGAACTGAGGTTGGTGGCTCTGGTGCATGGTCTAATCAGGACCAAGTCAATCTTGATAAGATTATCCGTGACCCTTCTTCGGCTCACAATGTCATTTTCTCCTCTCAGGCTGTGGCTTCCCTTAAGGAATACAGAAAGAGACTTGAACAATCAATGGTTGACAGCGGTCAGGTTTATGGTTTTGCTTTTGAAAAGAGCGGCTCGCAGGGTTCTATGTCTGGTCAAATGAGTCAGTTCCGCATCAAGTATGCGGCTGGCATGGCTAGATTTAACGACCCCGCACAGGCTCTTGAATACGCAAAACAATCCCTGAACTTTGATGCCTCCGAGTAATAACACAGACCCTCTATTTCAGTCTTCTAAGGTCTTCCTTAACAAACAGGCACATCCTTCGGCTTCTGCCCAGATGCCTCAAGGCGTTGAACCTATGCCTAGTCAGGGTGGGAATCCGTCTTATGCTGATATCGCTAACGGCGGTGGAGACAATCGTGCATGGTCTCAGTATGCCAATGTTGCTGATGTAAAGGGTCCATCGTCTATGAAGGCAAAGAGCATCAGTTCTTTGACTGACGAACAGTTAATGGAAGTAATCAACGCTCCTCTTAGCGGTGAAGAAGTTGCCATGAAACTGGCAGACCTTCAGGCTCAGGGAATCGAACTTACTCCAGAAAACTTTTCTAAGGCTGAGTTTGAGGCTTATGACCCTTGGCGTGAGAAACAGCATTTCAATTTCTGGGGTGCTATTGGCGAGGGAGCCCTTCAGGCTGGCAAAGACCTTGGTAAAGGTGTTCTTGCTGGTGCTACTGACTGGAAGAAACTTGGTCTAGCCGCAGGTCTTTCTGCTGTCGCTACACCTGCTATTGGTTTCGGCGTAGCGTTTGGTGCTACAGCCGTTGAAGGCTTTGCTAGAGGTACGAGAGACCTTGGTGGTCTTGCTGTAATGGCGGCTAACCATCCCGGAAGTCCTCTTTATCGCATGTTCGTAAATCCTACGAATGACATGGATAAGAAGTATGAAGACTTCTTGGACCTCGCTAGATGGAATAATCAGTCTGAGAAGATTCTTGCTGGTAAGGCTAATGTGTTCATGCCTGAGCGTGAAACATACGAAAAACTTTTTGGTAAAACATTTGGCAATCAGGTCGATGACTTTATCGGTGTTAACAAGGAACTTGCTACAGCCGCTTCCTACTTCCTAGACCCTACGCTTTATCTTTCGATGGGTACATCGGGTGCGGCAAAGAGTGTTGGTGCAAAAGTTGCCGCCGCCGCTATTAAATCTGGCGAGGCTGGTAATATTGTTGGTCATGCTGTTTCTGCTAGAGCCGCACGAAATGCGTTTAAAGCAAGTTGGATGAACTCTCTTGGTGAAAACCTTGTTAAGTTCAGTGAGGCTACTACCAAGCCTATTGATGCGATGTTTGATACCATTGCTGACAATGCTTCCAAGGTTCTTGGTACTAAGGTTCATATCACGCCTAACGGACAGGGCAGAGCGGCTAGAGTTGCCGCTGGTCATGCTGGCACGAAGGCTCCTACCTCGCTTGTTCACTCTGCGATGGGTGCTGTTGGCATGTACTCTGTCTTTAACATTCCGTATGCACTTCCGATTACATCCGTCTATGCTGGCCTTAAGGGCGTAGGCTTAATTGGTGAAACTATTCTTGATGTTGGTCGTAAGGGTTTGGAAAATAGCAATACTGCCATTGCCAAGGCGATGAAGTTCTCCTCTCCTCTTGCCATTTACATGAAAGACCTTGGCACGACTGCCATTCATGGTGGCTTTTATGGCGGTGTCATTGGTGGTATTGCTGGTGGTGAAGAAGGTGCGGCTGGTGGCATTGGTACTGGCATGGCTCTTGGAGCCTTGGGTCACAATGTTGGCTATGCCTATGGCACTCTCAGTGGCAACTTTGCCAAGGAAGCACTGTATAAAGAATTTGATACCCATGTCGGACAACTAAGAGAAAAGGGTCACCTGCTTAAGCACGACAGAGTTCAGCAGTTTATCTCCAGAGTTGCTCAAGACCATGGTGCTGAGGAAGCAACAAGAGCCATTGCCCATGTGATGACGCTTGAAAAGAGCAAGAATGTGTCCGTATCCTATATGGGTTATGGAGACTATGCGGCGGCTCTTACTCATGATGCCAAGATGTGGAAGGAAGTTATCGGTCCTGACGGAAAGCCTACTAAAGTTCTTTCTGACCTTGGTCAGACTATTCACAGTGCATTGGAAAGATTTGGCTCTTTTGAAAAGGCTGTTGAAAAGATGAAGCCTGATGGGTTTATTGGACCTATGCCTTCTGAAAATATTGTTCATCCTTCTCAGGCTTGGAATGGTATTTTCATGGGTAAAGGTGAAGATGGTAAGCCTAGCCAGAAGCCTATTGCTATCTGGCAGGATGGAGAGACCAGAAGATGGCATATCATCATTAATACCGACAATGTCACTGCGGCTAGAGACAAGTTTGGTAATATAATTTACGACAAGTATCAGGAAGAAGGTCCGAGACCTACTGAGACATATAGAACTCCTGAAACTACTCAGGTTGAAGGTCCGAGAGTCGATGTTACTGAAACGCTTCCTGCTGGCATTGACCAGTACGGAATTCCTCTTAAGTCCAAGAAGGAAAGAACTGTCGTAAAGGTTGCTAAGAAAGACTTTGTTGGCCCTATGCCAGCAGTCAATGAGACTAGATGGAGCCAGAAAGAGATGCAGGGTCCGATGCCAGCCGTTGAAAGACAGAGACCTAGACTAGTTCAGGCTAACACGGCTCCGCTTGGAGAACTGTACCATGCCATGAATGCGGCCTACAGAAGAGTAAACCATGGTGCTGACATTGTTAACACTGTTAAGGATTGGCTTATCGGTTCTGGTGGTAAGCAGGGTGTTGCGTTCAAGGATAGGGCTGGAACTGTTAACTTCATGCATGAAGCCTACAGAAAACTTGGTGGCGAAGGTAGAGATGCGGCCTATGATGGCAACTGGAGAAAGGCCATTGACGAATTTGAAAGAACAGGCAAGATTGAAACCCCTGAAGTCGCAGAGGCTTTCCATGACTTCATCGAGGAACTTGGCGAGGCTATGTTTATCGGTTGGGAAAGCGGTAAGCCCTTTGACTACATCCTTAAGGGTGGTGACCTAGGCTTTGCTAGAAACATGGTTGAGTCCGTTAAGGATGTTTTCCAGAACAGAGTTCTCCGAGAAGCCACTAACCTTGGTGCTGATGTTAGAACAAGTAAGGCTTTCCTTGACTGGTTCAAGAAGACTAAGGACGACAAGAACTTCAAGTTTGACCCGATTATCGAGAATGCGTTTAAAGACCTTGCTAGGACTTATACCGCTCACGAAATGAAGGACGCTGGTCTAGGCAGAACTGACCTTCATAAGTTTACTGCTGGACAGTTGAAGCAACACGCCGAAACATATGGCTACGAAGACAGGCTCAAGTACGACAGTGACGGAGTTCCATCTCTTAAAAGCAATGAGCAGTACAACGCTGAACAGCACAATAAGGGCAAGGCTCTTGGTCAGGAGTTGGGACCAGCGTTCCTTAGGAATCCTGAACTGTTTAATGGCGTAGACCTTCAGGTTGTTACTGATGGAAAAAGCGATTTTGGTACAATTGAGGCAAACTTTGCAAGCCTTGATGCCGCAAGCAGAGACCCTAACGGCTCTACATCTGATACGCTAGGCTCCAGACAAGGTGCAATGCTTTACCAAAGCACAGACTTTGGTGATGTTGGCCCTAGCCTTGACGACCTTCATGCCGCCCAGAAATCTGGTGCTGATGCAAGCGGAGTATATCCTCCCAGAACCTCCTCCTCTTACGGAGCCAGAGGAAGACCTAGAACTGCCCTTACTGGCAAGATGGCTATTGACCTTGCTGAAGCGATGAAGACAGGCAAGAAAATCATAATGCGTGGCATTCCGAGTGACGCTCTTTTTAAGATAATTGAAAAGTATATTCCTAAGACTGTTGCTGACAATGTAAGAATGCTTGCTCCTCTTATTGTTGATGGTGGCTTCTCCAAGGCTAATGTAGTCTCTGGTAGTTACCATGGATTTGACCAAGTGGACAAGAATGGCGTTAAGAAGAGCCGTAAGTCTGGAGACAGTTTCAATGCAAGAAATGTTAACTTTGTTCCTTACGACCTAGAACTCTCTTGGACTCTTGATAATATCAAGAACCCTACAGTCAGTTACGAGAATCCTCACTTTGCTTATAACGCTAGGGTGATGGATGTTGACGCTCTCAACAGAAGAAACCACATACTTTGGAACGAGAACGCTGAACTCAGGGCTCTCTACGGAGATGTTCACCAGTTTGAAGAGGATGTATTCAGAACCATTGACGAGTACAGTGCCTACAAGGAGATTCCTGCCACCGAGTTCTTTGGTGACAATGCCAATGCCAGACTGAAGCGTAAGTATGTTACTGCGGCTATTGGTGCGGCTCCTAACCTTGCCCACAAGGCTATGTTTAGCGTTGCTGAAGCGGAATGGCACTCCTACCAGCATTACGATAGGACTGCGACCCAGAACCACCCTTGGCATAGATTACGCCTTGATGGCCTTACTGGTGCTAAGTCTGTCGATGGTGAGCGTATGAGAATTCGTGTCAACGAAACTCAGTACTACAGAAGTATGAAGCCTACGCCTATTGGCGACACTGGCCCGATGTGGCGTGATAGCACTGGCAAGCCAGCCATGTATCAGGAAGGTGACATGGTCAATGGAGTTAAGATGACTCCTCAGGTTCTTGGTCGTAGGTATGACATGAACTCTGAGAAGTGGAAGTCTGGCTTCATTGGAAGACTTGCTGAAGAGAACCAGACATGGGTCGGCAAGGCTACTCCTGCTGGTCAAGTTGAAACACTTAAGGACAAGGTTATTCAGTTTAAGGTTGGCAAAGGATTCATGTCGCTTGAGATTATCGAGAAGACTAAAGACGGAAAACTGGGAGATGAAATTGCCTATGTTATGGCTGAGGTTACTCCTGATGGCACAAAACTTTCTGATGTTGCAGTAACTACTGCCGCTTGGAAGCGTGACAGAGGTTGGGGAAATCTTGCTTACTCTGAAATGCTTGAGCGAGCCAGAGCGTTAGACTTCAAGGCTTTTGAAGGAGAGATTATAAACTCAAAGGGTTGGCCTATGAAAATGCGTGACACCATTGCTGGTGCTGGCAACTCTTATATCATGGGTAAAGACTGGGAAACCAGAATTGAGGTAGCCTCACAGGCAGAAGTTGTAAGAAGACTTGACAATGAGATTGACCTATCAAAGCGTGGCGGTGTTCGTGTCAGTTCTCCTATCATTCCTTCTGCGTTCTACCAGACTGAAAGCATTGGCGATGGTGCTATTCCTGTTAACACTGAGAACCTTAGAGATTTCAGCACCTCTACCAATGGTGAGAATTTCAATGTAGACAGTCTTGCAAAGCGTCTTGACGACCCTAGCAAACTGGCAAAGGAACTTGGCAAACTTAAGATGTTCAAGAAGGCGAAGCCCATTATGTACCAGATGGCTGATACTTTTGGTGCTAAGTCTGAAATGGAAGCGGAGTTCCTTAGAAGCAACTTTAAGTACGCTGAAGAAAAGGGTGATGTATTCCAGTCCGAAGCACTTAAGCGATTCCTTGCACAGTTTAATAATGCCGATGAAAATGTTACGCTAATTAGGCATTCTCTTGAAGAGTGGCTTAAGTCCAATGGGGACATGGAAACCTACAATGCTAACTTTCAAACAGGCAAGCCTGTTGTTCTTATTGGAACGCATGGCACACAAAGCATCGACTTGGTCAAGACTGGTCAGTTCAGAGGAGAACTTCTTGGCGGCAACACTGGTGCTAAGTCTGCCGAAAGAGGACACTTCCATTCTGGCAAGCAGACAACATCTCATACATACGGAAAGGTTGAAGGAAAGATTCACGAAGTTATCGACACTCTTAACAACTCGTTCCGTAATCTTGTTGACACTATTGCAGACCCTAGGTTTGGAGACTTTGAAAGTTATATTAAGAATATGAAATACAACTTTGAAGAGGCTATGCTTTTTACAAAGGATACATATTCTAGAGAAGACATAGCGGCTTATAGAGGTTTCATTAATGAAGCCGAAAGACTTCTAAGACAGGTTGAGCCAGAACTTAGAGCCAACGAAGCAAGGGCTAAGGCGGTCAATGACATTTGGGCGAGAATTGCAAAGACTGTTGACGAGAAATTCCCAACCACCATTGAAGTTGAAGGCCAGAACCTTCAAGGTAAGTATAAATATACTGTTGGTTCTCCGACTTCAGAGGTTTCTGCCATGATGAGAAGGCTTCATGGTCAAGGTTCTTCTGCAATCCATGAAGTTGTTTCTAGGCTTCCTAAAGAACAGAGAGAATTCGTACAGTCTTTAAGCGAAAAAATACTGATGGAACAAGCGTCTCAAAAGACTCTTTGGGCCTATATCAATGGTCGAGACAAGGTTCTAAAGCCGCTTCAGGCTGATGCACAGCATGCTTTTAACAAGGCTATGGGCGGCGTTAGAAAGTTTGCTTCTAATGACTTTGAGATTCAGCAACTTCGTTCTGCTATTGGATTTAAGAATCCTCTTGTCTACGACTTTAAGGGCTCTGAGTACAGAGAAGTTAAGTACGACACAATTCTTTTACAGGCCGCTAAGGATGGTCACGACAGCGTTATCCTGCTAAATACATTTGACGGAGGTCTTGAAGTTGACAATATTTATGTGACCCTTAAGGGCAATGAAGGTACTCACATTGCTGTTCTTGATACCAGTCTTACTGGCAAGGCTAAGAGAAGAGGCATCAATGGAGAAGAAGGCGGTAGATGGCTACAGCAGTCTCCTGATGACATGCTTCCCGCTGGCTCCTTTGGTGCTAACAATCCTGACACTGTCAGAATTCGCAGAAGCATTGATGCCTCGATGGGCAAGTCTGGCGATGGAAAGTTTGTTGTTAAGATTAACCCTGCTAAGTCGTTCAAGGTAGGCATGGAGTATGAACGCATGAAGCACGACCCTTACAATCCTAAGGTCAGAGCGGCTTATAAGGCTTTTGCCGATGAAAAACTTGTTCAGATGCA